CCCAATTCACCGAGACACAGTACCGATACCTTTTCTCTCGACTTCGGCGAGGCGCCGCCGCGGTCAACGTTCCGCTGCGGATGCGGTCGGCCAGTAACCCGGGCGGGATCGGTCATGAGTGGGTCAAGCAGCGGTTCATTGTTGAGGGCGCAGCCTCCGGCCGGCATTTTGTCAAAGCCAAACTGCCGGATAACCCCTCCCTGGACCAGGCTGAGTACGTGGCGAGCCTGATGGAGCTTGACCCCATCACCCGGCAACAGCTACTTGATGGAGACTGGTCGGCCCGCCATGGTGGGTCCATGTTTCAGCGCCAGTGGTTCGAGATCGTGGATGCTGCGCCGGTAAAGAACATCGTGTGGTGTCGGTTCTGGGATATGGCCGCAACGGAGCCGAAAGAAGGTGTTAAGCCCGATGCTACTGCCGGGGTGCTGATGGGTAGGACGACCGAGGGTATAGTCTATGTGGGCGACGTCCAGTGGACCCAGAGTACACCCCTCGATACCGAACGGCTGGTCAAGCAGACAGCCATTTTAGATACCGCTACCTTGCCGCCGGGTTTATTGATCCGCATGGAGCAAGAGCCTGGATCCTCTGGTAAGACGGTTATCGACCACTACCAGCGAAAGGTCCTGCCCGGCTACAATTTCAGAGGCCGTCCGTCTACCGGCCAGAAGTACATCCGAGCCGGTCCGTTCAGCTCCCAGGCAGAGGCCGAAAATGTGAAATTGATCTCAGGCCCTTGGAATGGCCGTTATCTCGATGAACATGAAGGTTTCCCGGAGATAGACCGAGATGACCAGGTAGACGGGTCCAGTGGAGCGTATAATGAGCTGGTGCGAGTCATGGGGACCCCCGAACCTTCCAAGACAATCGCTACAGCAGGCACCAGGCGCAGACTGACGGCCGCAGAGAATCCCTTGGGCCTGGACCCGGACGACCCGAAGTATTGGGACGAGGAGATCTAGATGGTACAACTCTTGACAGCTCTGGGGAATCCGCCTGAACAGGTTATTGACCAGTCGATCCTGGACTGGATAAACGAGCAGGAACAAGCCCGCCGAAAAAGTTACGCGGTCTACGACGACTACTACGAAGGCGCTCAGACCGTCAAGCTGACAGACCGGCTCAAGAAATTCCTTATGGCCGATGGCCTCAGCTTCCGGGATAATTTCTGTGAGGTCGTGGTGGACGTCCTGGCCGAACGGTTGGAGGTCATCGGTGTCGACTCCAAGGACGAAGAGCTCGATACCTGGGCCTGGGGTCTCTGGCAGGCGAACAGGATGGATGCCGTCCAGCTCTTAACTCATTCCCAGGCCCTCATTAAAGGCGACTCCTATGTCCTGGTGAGTTTCGATAACGCCGAAAAGGTGGTCAAGATGCACCACCAGGACGCCCATATGATCCTACCTCGGTACGACCCCAACACCGGGGAGATGGTCTGGTGCAGTAAAAAGTGGACCGAGATGATCGACTCCATGTCCAAGACCAGAATGAACCTCTTCTACCCGGACAGGATCGAGAAGTTTATCAGTCGCGGTGGCTCCCACAATTGGCAGCGGTTCCTCGACGACGGCGAGGATACGTGGCCTGTGCCATGGGTTTCGGCTGACGGTAGGCCGCTCGGAATCCCGATCATTCATTTCCGAAACCGTCCCAACGGAAACGACTTTGGGACGTCGGAGCTCTACAACGTAATCCCGATGCAGGACCTCTTGAATAAAAGCCTGGTCGATCTCATTCAAGCTCTGGACGTTCACGCATTTCGTCAACGATATGTTGTGGGTGTACAAGCCGCTGGAAATCTCGAGTCTGTCCCGGGTGCTGTCTGGGATCTCTCACCGAAAGATGTGTCGGAGCAGATATTAGTTGGCGAGTTTGAGGCCGCAGACGTTGACGGGATGCTGAAAGCTATCGAGACCATTGTTCAGCACATCGCCGGTCGGTCTCGAACACCCCAGCACCTGTTCCACATCACCGGCAACTATCCGAGTGGCGAGTCGCTGAAAACGGCTGAGGCCGGTTTGGTCAGCAAGATCAAGAACCGCCAAGTCGGGTTTGGCAATGCCTGGGAAGATGCGATCTCTCTTGCTTACCGGTTAGCCACCAGCTTTGGTCAGGAGGGTACCCCCATGATGAGGGAGGGTACCCCTTGGATGGGGGTGGGCACCCTGGTAGAGATGGTATGGGAAGACCCAGAGATCAGGAACGAGCTGACCCATCTCCAGGCCCTTAAAGAGAAGCTGGCCCTGGGAGTTAGCCAGCACCAGATCTGGCGGGAGATGGGCTACGACCAGGATCAGATCGACCAGATGGACCAGGACCAGCAAGACCAACGGGTCCGGGACACCAACCTCGGGGCGGCGATCCTTGAAGGTTTCAACCGCGGTCAGAACGTCTAGGCACGTTATACGCAGGCTTAGGTACGGGGAGCTATGCGCTGGCATCGGTGGCCTTAGTATCGCTATGGAAAGGCTAGGGTTTGCACGCAAATGGTTCGTAGAGATAGATGGATTCTGCCAGAAGATACTCAAGAAGCACTGGCCCTCGACCCCGATATATGGCGACCTGAAGAAGTTGACCTCCTCTGTGCCGGGTTCCCGTGTCCTCCCTGGTCCACCGCTGGCAAGCGTCGAGGAGAGGATGACGAACGGAACCTCTGGCCCGAGGTCTACCGATCCATTTGCTATCTACGACCCCGATACGTCTTCCTGGAAAATGTCCGGGGCCTCCTTACTTTCGACTACTTTGGCACCATACTCGGGCAGTTGGCCGAAGCAGGGTACGATGCGGAATGGGGTGTGTTTTCGGCGGCGGAGGTCGGTGCAACCCACAAGCGGGAACGGCTCTTCATCCTGGCCTACGATCGATGCCAATCGGAGCAGTTATGCAGGGAGGGGGTATGGGCCCAATTTGAGGCAGATAGCCAGCACATGGCCTACGCCCCAGGCAGCGGACCTACCGAACAAGAATGCCAACATCAAGAAATGGGACGGGTTCAACTCCCTGACCAGCATGGCGGAGAAGAGGTGGGGTACCCCTCGCTATGGAGATCACAAAGAGGGGATGGCGGCACGAACCAAAACGCCAACCAATTCTTACCTTGGCCGCCAGGCCCCTCGGACACCGATGCCTGGGGATACGTCCTTGAGCGGTGGCCCTTCCTCGCCCCAGCATTGGCCGTCCCCTCGAAGGGGAAAATCCGACAAGTTGGAATCGCACCACGATTCAGCAACACCAGTCGGTACAAAATTGAACCCGATGTTCGTGGAATGGTTGATGGGGTTACCCCTATGCTGGACCGAGTCCCCAGACTCAAGGCCCTTGGAAACGCCGTCGTGCCCCAGACCGCCATGCTAGCCTTCAAGACTCTTTGGAAGAGGATGTATAGGCATTAGCTTGACCTACTAAAACTGTTTGGATAGGAGAACCATGAGCTCTCAAGCTAGTCTCACGCCCCGGCGGTACCGGTGGGGTAGCCCCAGCTCCGGGACCCGCCACCGGTCCAGACCCATCAAACACTCCTGTACCCAATGCCTTGGCCGGGGCTATTTCAACTACCGCCGCGGTCAGAACGTCTAGGCGTGGTATGCTCAGGCTTAGGTACGGAGAACTATGTGCTGGCATCGGTGGGTTCATAGTAAAGCCAATAGGCTAAAGGATTATATTGGGAGTTTTCAAACCGTATTACATTGACCCTGTTGTAACGCTTTATCAGGGCCACGCTTTGGAGGTGCTTGCCAGTATGGAGGAGGCGTCTGTCCAAACAGTCGTAACCTCTCCTCCATACTGGTGACGTGGGGCCTCAGAGATTATGGGATCGAGCCGAGGGTCTGGGGTGGGGAGGTGGGGCATGGGCATGAGTGGGGTGGGGCAATCGCTACACGTGGCAAATCTAATTGGGACTCATTTGATAACTATCGAGACCTGTCCTATGACAAACCCCACGGCGGCAAAACGGGGCACATGGATAGCGATACCAAGGCTATCTCCCAAGGCCAATTCTGCCAGGGGTGCAATGCGTGGCGTGGCTCCCTCGGCCTCGAACCCACGCCGGAGCTGTACCTAGAGCACATGGTAGAGATATTCCAGGAGGTGCGGCGGGTGCTCAGGGAGGATGGCACAATTTGGTGCAATCTCGGGGATAGCTATGCGGCTAACCAGGTTAACAACCGCAATGGATATGGGCCTTTGGCGACAGGCCACCAGAAGAGCACTGTGAGTGGCCCCCGTAAGGTTACCCATGGCCTCAAGCCCAAAGACCTGGTTGGGATGCCGTGGCGGGTGGCCTTCGCCCTCCAAGATGACGGCTGGTATCTGAGGTCGGACATCATATGGGCTAAGCCCAACCCCATGCCCGAGTCAGTCAGAGACCGTCCCACCAAGGCCCATGAATATCTCTTCCTGCTATCTAAGAACCAGAGATATTACTTTGACCAGGAAGCGGTGAGGGAATCTTGGAAGCCTGAGTCGGTGGCCCGTGATGGTCGAGGTTATAAGGGTACTTTTTGGGCTAGAACCCGGCAGGCCAACCCTTCAGATAATCGGTCGGGGGGTATTAACGGTGGGGAGGGCGACTATAGTGGCCGCAACCTCCGGTCTGTTTGGACAATCCCGACTCAGCCTTTCCCCGAGGCCCACTTCGCGGTTTTTCCAGAGGCCCTGGTAGAGAAGCCGATACTGGCCGGGAGTCAGAGGGACGGGATTGTCGTGGACATATTCTCGGGTAGTGGGACCACGGGGGTTGTGGCCAAGAGGCTCGGGCGTAAGTACATCGGCATCGACCTCAAGGCCGAGTACCTGGATATGTCGATCAAGAGGATCAATGCTACTCCGGTGCCTATGGCTTTAGATGTGTAATGCCCCCTAGCGAATTGTCCAAAGTCGTCTCTCGCTTCCGGGCCGCACTCTTAGCGCAGGATGCGGCCACGGCCCGACTCCTGATTGACTCTTACGGGAACATCTATCTCCGCCTCTCCAGCGAGATCGATGCGATCCTGGAGACAGCTGCAAGGCGTGAGCTCACCATCGGTCAGGTTAAACGGCTGGAACGGTTCCAGGCCCTCCAGGCCCAGGTCCTCTCGGAGATGCACCGCTACTCGGCCTTCGCCGGCGAGACCATCACCATTGGTCAACGTTCGGCCTCGGGCCTGGCCCAGGGCCATGTTCAGGCCCTTGTCGACACCGCTTTACCCCCAGGGATCAACCGAGGGGTCCTGGCCCGAGCCGGGATAGTCTGGAATACTCTCCCGGCCGACGCCTTCGAAATGTTCATCGGTATAGCCGGCGACGGTAGTCCCCTGGCCCGGCTTCTCGACACCATCGGCCCGGAGGCCCGGGTCGGCATGACGGAGGCCATCGGCCAGGGCATCTCCCAGGGGCTTGGGCCTCGCAGGACTGCGGCCCTGGTCCGGGATCGTCTCGGCATGGGCCTGACCCGCTCACTGGCCTTTGCTCGGACTGAAACTCTCCGGGCCTACCGAGAATCGTCACGGCTCCAGTACGCCAGCAACCCCAACGTGGTCAAAGGGTACCGGCGCCATTGCGAGCGCGGGCCCCGGACCTGCATGGCCTGTATCGCCCTCGATGGCAAGTTCTACGAGACCGAGGTTCCACTGAACGAACATGTCAACGGCCGTTGCGCCATGGTGCCCGAGACGGTAAGCTACAAAGACCTGGGATTGTCGACCGAAGACCGCCGGCCGCAGGACCCGGACGCCCGTGAATGGTTCAAAGAGCAACCCCGGCTTATCCAGCGATCCATGATGGGACCGAGTAAGTTCGAGGTCTGGGAAGCCGGTGACATCCAGCTCGAGGATTTGGCGAAAGTCGAGCAGAATCCTATCTGGGGAGAGCAGGCGGTCGTGACTCCGTTGAAGGATCTGGTCGGGTGACTACATTGAACGTAGAGGCTCACGTAGTGAAATGGAAGGCATACGTCACTCTCCACGGCCATCGGTTCGAATATGGCCTTGCCCCACTCGATACTCGCCTGCCGTATATTACTGTCCGGTCCCTAGATCCTCAGGACGATTTCGAAACCAGCATAGCTAACGACACCACCGTCATGGTTGCAATCGAAGATCATTACACCTACACACTACCTATAACCAAGATGTCCGG